CGCCCGGCGTCAATTACAACTATCACCTGTTCACTCGGCTGGGTACGGCGGCGTACGCCGATCGCGGCGGCGGCGACTTCATCACCACCGGTACGCTGGGGGCGGCGATCGGGCCCACCGATACCACGGCCGCGCTGTCCGCATTCGATGACCTCTCGGCGGTACAGGTGGGCAGCGCGGCGCTGCTGGATGCAGAAGTCGTGCGTATCGACGGCATCAACACCGTGACTGGCAGTGTCACGCTGGGTCGCGGTTGTGTTGATACCGTACCAGCGCCGCACGCGCTTGGTGCGCGGTTGTGGTTCTATCAAGGCCATGTCGGCACCGACAGCACGCAATACGTAGTCGGCGAAAGCGTCAACGCCAAGCTGTTGACCGTTTCCGGCGCAGGCATGCTCGATCCATCCGCAGCGGCCACGCTCAGCCTGCCGATGAAACAGCGCCAGGCGCGGCCCTACCCGCCGGGCAATCTCAGGGTGGCGGGTAATCGCTATCCGGCGACGGTCGTCGGCAGCTTGGCGCTGGCATGGTCGCATCGCTCGCGCGTGCTGCAAGCCGATCAGATGGTGGACACCCTGCAAGTCGATATCGGCCCGGAATCGGGCACCACCTACACAGTGCGCGTGTATCTCAACAACGCGCTCGACAGTACGACCACCGGTGTCACTGCCAACGCGCTCACGCCCGTGGTAAGTGGCGATGGTCCGGTGCGTGTGGAAATCGACGCTGTGCGTGCCGGGCTGACCGGCTGGCAGACGCTTACGGCATCATTCACTTACTCACGCAGTTAGACGTGTGCCGCCTGTCCGGTAAAGGTGGCACAGCGAGCCCGGCATGCTGGCCGCATGCCAAACCAACAGTCAAACTCTGCGACCGGCTCCGCGATCAGTCTTGCATGGGGCGCACGCGTATCCACGGGCTTTGCCAAAACACTGATCGGCATCTGCCGTGACTTTGGTTGGGGTGTTGAGCATCCGAGCTGGCTGATGAGCTGCATGGCGTTTGAAAGCGGCGAGACGTTTAGCTCATCGGTACGCAATGCGGCAGGATCGGGCGCGGTGGGCTTGATTCAGTTTATGCCGGCAACCGCTGCCGGCCTTGGCACCACTATCGAGAACCTGCAGCTTTTGTCGGCAGAGTCACAGCTGGTTTACGTGCAGCAGTACTTTGAGCCGTATGCGCGCCGCATCAGCTCGCTGTCGGATATGTACATGGCGATCTTGCTGCCTAAGTACGTGGGCCAGTCGGGCAGCTCAGTGCTGTTCTCTGACGGTGCTGGCTACCGGCAAAACTCCGGCCTCGATGCAAACCACGACGGCAAGATCACAAAAGACGAAGCGACCGCCAAGGTGCTCGCCAAACTGCAGTGCGGATTATTGCCGGGCTTGACCGCTGCCTATGTCCTATGACCCGCCATGCGCGCGATAGGCACTGACATGGATCAGCCGCCGCTCAACTTCACCTGGTGGCAACTGGTGCTGTACCCGTTGTTTGCGTGTGTGGGCGGTGCGCTTGGCCATGTGCTGCGCACGCTCGATGCCGGCGGGCACATCTCGATGTGGCGCACGCTCCTGGAGTCGATGGCCGCGGGCTTCGTCGGCATTTTGGTGATGCTGATCTGCCAGCAGTTGCACCTCTCCCCGCAGTGGACCGGCGTGTGTGTTGGTGTGTGCGGGTGGCTGGGCGCAACGGTGAGCATCCGCATGCTTGAGCGCCTAGTTAGAGCCCGACTCGGTGTGCAACTGGAGGAGGGTGACCGCACCGCCAGCATCAGCATAAATCCGAGACCACTGCCCGCGGGCGACAAGGGGAATCCATGAAAAGCTGTTATTCCTATGCCGGTGTGGCGCTCGCGGCGATCACATTGATGACCTCGCGCGCGATCGCTGTGCGTCACTACGGCAATGGACGCTTCGAGGACGGCCGCAACGCGGTGCTTGCGGACGATGCACGCGCATCCGCCCAGCTGCTGGGGGACCGCGATGCACTCGACCACTACAGCGCCCTGGCCACCGGTGCGCTCAGCACCACGCTCGGTACGCAACTGCCAGCCATCCAAGGCCAAACCCATGACACGCTCGAAACGATCCGTACGGTCTATCGTGACCGTCCAGCTGCTGACCTGGCTTGCGCTCGCCCTGACGGGGTGCAAGCTGCTCTCAACCAAGCCGTCGAACGCGCCAACCAAGCCATCAGCGGTCAACTGTGACCGCACACCGCCGCCGGCAGTGGTGCCGTTTGTGCCGGAGCTAAAAGGAGCGGCCGACATTCCGACCAACGATGCATGGAAGGCGCAGATGATCGGTCTGTATCAGGCCGAGGTGACCATCCGACTCGGCGAGCATGCCTGCTGGAATGATCTGCGCAAGGGCGGCGTTATCCAGTAACGAAGAAGGGCGACCTGCCGTGGTCGCTCGAAGGAATGCACACGACGCCATTGCGGATTCGCTACAGCGTGGCCAACACGCACGGCACACCGGCCGAGAGCGGCGAGCTGATGATCACGAACTACGAGCCGGTGGTGTCGGGCGGCCTGTTTTAGTCAGGTCGCTTGCTGCGATGGCCAAAGTGTCGTCTCGACCGCTTCGTTCGGTCTGTTCCCGGAAATGATGCATCTTCGCTTGGCACGGCGACTTACGGCTAGCGGCCGAGGGCGGCTATTCGACGGCTTAGCGACTGTGTCCATGACGGAACGCGCTTCGGTGAGCCAACGACCGATTCCACAACCTTTGCTGGCGCGAATTTGCTATAACACGCATAGGGGGCACAGGGTTCGCGTCGGTCATCGAGCGTCCGTGTCCATGGGGCAACTTCATAAGCCAGCCACACAGAAACGGCCGCGCCTAGCGGCTTTTTCATGCGCATTACACGGAGAGACTGGGGAACATGCGAACAAGAAATCGTGGCCTCGGCAGAGCCATCGCTCTCATGGCGTTTGCCATGATCGTCAATCTCTTTTTTTCATTTCAAGCGCGTGCTGGCCATGCACCTATCGTGTTCTACAATGTTGAAAATTGGTATTCGGGAACCATACAGCAAATATGGCAGATAAGATTCGGCAGCCCCACTGACGCGTATGCCATTCCATGGGATGCAAATAATCCGAAATGTGCCAATGGCGAAATGGCGTGGCGCATGGGCACCGTTTATCCCTGGACGTCCGACGGGCACAACTATCAAACAAGCTATACCTACTACACTCCAAGTAACTGCGCTTACGTAGGCAGCCAGCCCGTTTATCCGAGCAACGCCATCGGATGGGCCTTCTGCAGCCCGAGTAGTTATGAAAATACGGCGGCCGGTTTTACCGGTGGTCGATGCCCGGCGATCAGCCCTGATCCTGAAAAAAATCGCGGTCCTCCTCGCTATCCTGCTCAGAGCAAATCTGACCCGGTCAATCCAGCGACCGGAAATAAGTTTAGTTTACTGACCGTATTCCGAGGTACCGGAGGATTTCCCCTCGATTTTTCGATTGCGTACAACAGCCAATCCGGCAATAGCGAGTCCCAGCTTCAAAATGAACTTGTGCTTGGACAGCAAGTGGTTCATAGCTATTTGAGAACGGTCCGAATCCAAAGCAACGCTTCCTTGACCTCGGCATACGTTTTGAGGCCCGATGGAAAAGTGTTTGGCTTCGATCAGAGCGGGACCAGTTGGGTCGGCGATGCAGACGTCAGTGACACGCTTGTCGCCAGTTATGGGAGCGGCGGAGCCATTACCGGGTGGACCTACACCACGCAAAACGGGAGCCAGGAGAACTACAGTGCATCGGGCCAGCTGACATCACTGGTCCAGCGGGGTGGCTTGATGCAGACCCTGGCTTACAACGCGAATGGACAACTGGGATCCGTGACCGATCCGCAAGGCCGTAGCCTGACCTTCGCCTACGATACGAGCGGCCGTATCCAGCAGATGACGGCTCCCGATGGTCAAGTGTATGGCTTTTCCTACGATGCCAATGACAACCTGCAGGTCATCACGTACCCCGATACCTACACGCTGCAATGGCTTCACGAAAATAGTACGGGCGTCAATGACCTGACCGGTGTCATCGATGAGAACAATGTCCGTACGGACACCACCCAGTACAACAGTCCGAACAGTACGAATCAGGTGACGCTCAATGAGGGCGCCGGCGGTATCAACGCGACCACCTTCAGCTATGCCAACCCCGGCAATGGAACCGTGACGGAAACCGTGACGAATCCCCTTGGTATGGTGGAAACGACCACCACGCAGTACCTGTTTGGCATCGCCCTTCCGGCGAAGATCACGCAGGCGTGCACAGGGTGTACGAGTTCGTCGCGGCAGTACACCTACGATTCGGGGGGCTATACCGCGTCCTTCACCGACTTCAACGGCAATCAAACACTCACCCAATACAACGACACGACCGGACTACTGGATCAAGTCATCGAAGCCTCCGGCACGAGCCAGCAACGGACCACTACGGTCACGTGGAATGCCGCGTTTCGTGTGCCACTAACGCGCCAGATCCAGA